CTCGACGAAAATCTCTCCCCGCATGTTTTCCACAGGAGGCTCCCGTGGCGGCTCGCAAGACGCTGCGCGCGGTCGCTCCTGGGGAGCGGGTGCCCGCGAAGCCCAAGACGGTGACCGAGGCTGCGGCCAGTGGCACGACTCGTGAGTTGCTGGCGGCAATGCGTGAGCGCGTCGCCATTGCCGTGCAGGACCCGAACTGCCCTCCGCGTGACCTGGCTGCCTTGACACGACGGTTGCACGAGATCGTCCGCGACATTGAGGCGTTGGACGCGCGCGAGTCCGAGGGGGACGACTCCGGTGCCGATGTCGACGACGGCGAGTTCGACGCCTCGGCTGTCTGAGTACGCCCGGAAGTTCACCTACCCGACCGGCATCAAGCGCACCGTCTGGACGCGCGTCGAGGCCAAGGGCAAGGACCTCGGTCTCGGCTTCGACTGGTGGCAGCGGCAGGCCGGGACGGTCATCCTCGGCTACGGCGAGGATGGCAGGTACGTCGCCACGGTCGGCGGGGTCGGCATGTCGATTCCCCGGCAGGTCGGGAAGACGTACTTCGTCCTGACGATGCTCGTCATCATGTGCGTCCTGTTCCCGGGCCTGCGGGTCGTGTGGACGGCGCACCACCTGCGGACCTCGACGAAGACGTTCACGACGCTGCGTGGCCTCTGCCGGCGGAAGAAGATCGCCCCACTCATCAAGTCGATTCGCTCGGCCAACGGTGAGCAGCAGGTCGAGTTCCTGAACGGCTCGGGGATCATGTTCGGCGCCCGCGCTCAGGGGTTCGGGCGTGGCTTCGATGAGATCGACGTCGAAGTGTTCGACGAGGCGCAGATTCTCGACACGAAGGCGCTAGAGGACATGGTGGCCGCGACGAACCAGGCGCGGCACGAGCACGGCGCGCTACTGCTGTTCATGGGCACGCCGCCTCGCAAGTCTGACCCGTCGACGTCGTTCACGCTGCGTCGATCGGAGGCGTGGGCGGGTGAGGCCGAGGACGCGATCTGGCTGGAGATCGGCGCCGATCCGGCGTCGGACCCGAACGACCCGGCCCAGTACCCGGCCATGAACCCGTCCTACCCGCTGCGGACCCCGCTGGAGTCTCTGCTGCGGTTGAGGAAGAACCTCAAGGACAACGACTCATGGAACCGCGAGGGGCGCGGAATTTGGGACCCCGAGGTCATCGGCGGCGCCCTCAATCACGCCGCCTGGCTCACCCTCTCCGACCCCACTGCCGAGCGTGGCGCGGGCCCGGCGTTCGGCCTCGACCTGACCGGCGACCGTGACGTGTGGATCGCCGCCGCGTGGACCCGGGATGACGGCGCAACTCAGGTGATGCTCGTGAACGAGGGGCGCCCGATCGCGGCGTTCCATGCCGTGGCCGAGTGCAAGCGGCTCACCGAGACATGGGGCGGCGTGGTCGCCGCCTCGGCGTTCGGCGAGGAGCTGGAGTCCGGGGGTATCCCGTTCGAGGCGATGTCGGGTCAGGACTTCGCCGTCGGGTGCGGGCTCGTCGCCGACGGCATCACTCAACGCACGATCCGCCACGGCAACCAACTCGCCCTCAATGACTCGGTGAAGGCCGTCGAGTGGCGGCCCCCGACTATCTCTGGCGAGCGGGCGTTCGTCCTGCGCGACGCACCCCTCGCCGGCCCCGTGGCGGCCGTGGCCCGGGCGCTGTGGCTGCTGGCGACCCGGCCTGACTACGACCCGCTCGATTCCATCTACTGAGGAGGCCCGAATGGTCACCACCCTCCTCGAGATGGTGGGCTTGTCCCTCATCTGTGCGGCCGTCATCGTCGCCCTGTGGCCCGTCTCCGTGGCGCTCGGCCTCGGCGTCGCGGGCGTGCTGCTCATCGTCGTCTCGTGGCTGGTGTCGCGCCGGTGAGCATCCTCTTCGGCAGGCGGTCGGCGAACACCTGGGAGTCCTGGGCGTCCGGGGACAGCGATGCCCCGTCGGCGCTGTCGGCGGACAAGGCGCTGTCGCTCGTGCCGTTCTACGCGGCCGTGAAGCTCATCTCCGACGCGTTGAGCACGATGCCGCTACACGCGTACTCGCAGCGGTCGGACGGGGCTCGGGTGCGCATCGCCACGCCGAGGTGCATCGCCACGCCGGCCGACGGCAGCACGACGCCGACGTGGATTCAGCGGGGCGTCGTGTCCGCGCTCGTGCAGGGGAACGCGCACGCCATCCTGTCCGGCCTGGATCGAGGCTGGCCGACGGCGGCTACGTTGGTTTCCCCGGATGAGATGTCCTACCGGGAAGGCGACTGGTATTGGAAGGGCCGGCGCCTCGACCCGACCGAGCACATGCACGTTCCCGCGGTGGTCGTCCCCGGCAAGGCCGAGGGCATCTCCCCCGTCCGCGCGTTCGCGACAATGCTCGATGGCGCGTCCGAGGCGCAGAAGGCATCCCGGCAGTGGTCGCGCAACCGAGCCGTTCCGGGACTCAAGGTCCGCAACTCCGATCGCATCCTGACGCCGGAGCAGGCGGACGTCGCGGCCGAGCGGATGAAGGCGAAGCTGCGCACCGGCGACCCATTCGTCACGGGCAAGGATTGGGACCTCGACGTTCTGAGTATCCCCACCGGGGACGCGGCGTTCCTGGAGTCCATCAAGGCAGGGGCGACGCAGATCGCATCCGTCTTCAACTTGCCGCCCGAGATGATCGGCGGTTCGACCGGGGCGTCACTGACGTACAACACCACCGAGCAGCAGCTCATCCAGGTGCTCACCTACGGGCTTCGTCCGTGGATGGTCCGGTTCGAGGCGGCCCTGTCGAAGCACCTCATGCCGCACCCTCAGTACGTCCGATTCAACGCCGACGCGTTGATCCGGGTGGACACGAAGACCCGTTACGAGACGCACCGCATCGCCCGCGACATCGGCCTGAACAACATCGACGAGCTTCGCGAGCTGGAAGACCTGGAGCCCCTGCCGGACGGGCAGGGCCAGTCCTACGAGCCGTTGGCCGCGCGTGCGGCGACAACCTCCACGAGGGAGACCCCATGACGTCCGTCATCGAGATGCGCCACACCGATGGGCGCGTCGAGCTGCGCAAGAGCGACGGGGGCGACGTCCTCGGCGGGTATGCGCTCAAGTTCAACAAGCTGTCGCAGAACCTCGGCGGGTTCGTCGAGCGCGTCGCGCCCGGCGCCGTGACGAAGACGTTGCGGGACGGTGGCGACGTGCTGGCTCGGTTCCAGCACCTCGACGAGTTCATTCTCGGCCGCACGCTCTCCGAGACGCTTCGCATGTCCGTGGACGAGGTCGGCCTGACGTATGAGGTCGACTTGCCGGACACTTCATACGCCCGGGACCTTGCGGTGCTCGCCGCGCGCGGGGACGTGCAGCACTCGTCGTTCGCGTTCCGCACCATCGCCGACGAGTGGGGGTTCACCGAGCAGGGGTTCCCGCTGCGGACCCTCACGGAGATCCAGCTCGTCGACGTCGCGCCGGTCGTGAACCCGGCGTACCTGGACACCACCTCCGGTCTGCGGACGCTGGCTGAGTCGCGTGCTCTGTCCGTGGACGACGTGCGCGCCGCGGCCGAGGCCGGGCGCCTCGGCGACATCATCACCCCCCCCGAGGACAAGCGCGAGGCGACGCCGGGCGACACCCACGCCGCGCTCGCGTTGCGGCGGCGCAGGGCCGAGCACGACCACCTGCGCACCCCCCGCTGAGGCCGGGCGAAACCCACCTCGCACCATCCCCCAAGCCCCCGTCGGATTCGCCGCCGGGGGCCTTCCCATGCCTCAGCACAAGGAGGACACAATGTCCGAGGCGCTCATCAAGCGGCTCAAGGAGAGCCGCGCCAACATCTGGGAGCAGGGCAAGGCGCTGCTCGACAAGGCCGAGGCCGAGGGCCGCGACCTGTCCGCCGAGGAGGAGACCTCCTGGCGGAAGATGAACGACGACATCAACTCGCTCGACGCCCGAGCGAAGGAGGTCGAGGACTTCCAGACCCGCGCCGCGGAGATGGACAAGACGTTCTCCGACATCCTCGGCCGCGAGCAGCGCACCGACGCCCGCGAGGACCAGGCGGAAGCCAGCGTCCGGGCGTGGCTGCGCGGCGAGTCCGGTCGGGCGCTCACCATCGCCCCCGACACCAAGTTCCGTGACCTGGTCAAGGGAACCGCGACGGCGGGCGGCAACACCGTCCCGACCACGTTCTACGGCCAGCTCGTCGAGCACATGATCGACATGTCGGCCATCCTCTCGGCCGGCCCGACCGTCCTGGAGACGACCTCCGGCGAGACGATCGACATCCCGATCACGACCTCCCACGGCTCCGCCGCGCTGGTCGCGGAGGCGGGCGCGATCACCGAGAGCGACCCGGCGTTCAGCAAGCGCTCTCTGGGCGCCTACAAGTACGGCGACATGATCCAGCTCGCCCGTGAGCTGGTGGACGACACCGCCGTCGACCTGCTCGGGTATGTCGCCCGTCAGGCTGGGTGGGCGGTCGGCAACGCGTTCGGCGCCGACCTCGTGACCGGCAACGGTTCGTCGAAGCCCTCGGGCATCGTGCAGACCGCGAGTACGGGCGTGACCGGCGGCACCGCCGTCTCCGGTGCGTTCACCGCCGACAACCTGATCGACCTGTACCACTCGGTCATCGGCCCGTACCGCAAGTCGCCGTCGTGCGCGTGGATCATGCGTGACGCCACCCTCGGAGCGGTCCGCAAGCTCAAGGACACGACCAACCAGTACCTGTGGCAGCCGAGTCTCCAGATCGGCGCCCCGGACCTCCTGCTGGGGAAGGCGATCTACACCGACCCCAACGTTGCGGCCGTGGGCCTGTCGGCGAAGTCGGTCATCTTCGGCGACATCTCCCGGTACTTCGTCCGGCTGGCCGGCGGCGTCCGCTTCGAGCGGTCCGACGACTTCGCCTTCGCCAACGACCTGGTCACCTTCCGGTGCCTGGTGCGTGGAGACGGCCTGCTCGTGGACCAGACGGGGGCCGTCAAGGTCTTCGTCGGCGGCGCGAGCTGACCTGACGCTGAGCGGCGGCTCCGGGCTCCGGCTCGGAGCCGCCGCCTCACGTCCACTCAACCAACGGGAGGCAGCCATGCGAGTCACGATGCGAACCGTCATCACCGGCACCCGGGATGGTGTCGAGTGGCCCGCTCCCGGCGGGTCGATCGACCTGCCCGACGCCGAGGCGGTCGGGATGCTCAACGCCGGGTTCGTCGAGCCGTGTGGTGACGCCGAGGAGAAGGCCACGGCCGCCCCGGTCGAGACCGCCACGACGCGGCGGCCCCGCCGCAAGGTCTGACCGGTGTCCGTCCTCACTGCCGCCGAGGTGGTCGCGTACCTGCGCGTCAACGGCCAGTCCGCGAACGTCGACGACTCGGTCCTACAGGGCCTGATCGACACCGCGGAGGCGCTGGTGGCGCAGCGGGTCGGCCCGCTCACGTCCGGCTCACAGACGCTCGTGACGACGGGCTCGCCGTTCGTGCTGCCCGCGTCGACCGTCTCGGCGGTCGCGTCGGCAACCAGCGTCGACACGGGCCAGGCCGTGACGACCGGCTTCGTCATCGGCGCGGGCGGCGTGGTCACGAACCTGTCGTGCGCGTACGGGACGTGGACGGTCGTCTATACGGCCGGGTGGTCGCAGATGCCGTACCCGGTCCGGACGGCGGTCCTCGAGCTCGTCCGGCACTTGTGGAAGCCGCAGCAGGGTGCGCTCTCGCGGCCCCAATCGTCTCCCGCTGACGGGGTCGGATACCTCATCCCCAACCGGGTCCGCGAACTGCTCGCCCCCTACGCGATCCCGGGCTTCGCGTGAGCGCGTCGGCGGTCCCGACGCTCATGCGGGCACTGCGGGACGGCATCTCCGACTTGCTCGCCGACGCCGAGGTGACTCTCGGTATCGAGTTGGACGCGACCCCTGGTCCGCGCGTGTGGGTCGGGTATGACGACCCGTTCGGCCAGTCGCCCACGCCGGCCCGGTCGCAGCAGACGCTTGCGACGATGGGCGCCCGGAACCGGGACGAGGTCGGCGAGGTGCCGTGCGCCGTGTTCGTCGAGCGCGCCGACCTCGACATGGACGCCGCGCTCTCGGACGCCGAGGGCATGGTCGACGCGGTCGGCACGTGGCTGGTGTCGGCGCGCTTCCAGGACCTCCCGCAGTTCACGAGCGTGATCTTCGGCGAGTCGACGCAATGGCTGCTCGACCGCGGCGAGTCCGCCGACGGTGGCGCCTACTGCTCGGTCCTCGTGCAGTTCTCTGTGGGCTTCAAGGCCCGCCTCTACCCCTGACGTCCCCAACCTCCTAACCCCTTGCGCCGCAACGGGGTTCGTCGCCATGCCCGGGAGGCACTCATGAAGCTCCGAAACATCAACCCGCTCGGCCGGGTCGACCTGCGTATCGCGCTCCGTGAGGGCGACGTCGAGGGCGAGGGCGTCGGCTGCCTGGAGCCCGGCGAGGTCTTCGAGGTCCCCGACGAGATCGGCGCCGCCCTGCTGGAGCAGGTCGGCAACTACGAGCCGGCCGACGAGCCGGCGCCCCGTGCCCGTAAGGAGGCCGCGAAGTGACCACCGTCCAGGACTGCTCCATCGGCATCGGCGTCGAGTCGACGTGGGGTACCGGTGTCACGCCGACCCGCTGGTTCGAATTCGCCGACGAGTCGTTCGACTGGCGCAAGAACATCAAGCAGGGGCGCGGCCTGCGAGTCGGTTCGCGGGTCGCCCGGTCGGGGCGTCGCGTCATCCCGACCGCCGACGGTGGCGGGGACCTGACCGTCGAGTGCATCAGCAAGGGCATGGGGCTGCTGTGGCAGGCCCTGCTCGGCTCGGGCACCTCGACGCTCGTCAGCGGCTCCACCTACCAGCAGAACTTCACCTTCGCGGACTCGCCCAGCGGGATCACGCTCCAGAAGGGCGTGCCCGAGACGGGCGGCACGGTCGACCCGTACACGTTCACCGGCGGGACCTGCGACGCGTGGGAACTCGACTTCCCCAACGCGGACATCGTCACGCTCAAGAGCACGTGGGACTTCGCGAACATGGCGACCGCGACGGCATACACGGCGCCGTCCTATGCGACGTCGCCGAACCTGTTCCACTTCGCGTCGGGCACGGTCTACACCGGCACGCTGACCGCTCCCACGACCACGGCGCTCGCGTCGGGAACGACCCAGGTCATGGACGTCCGTGGCGGGTCCATCTCGGTCGACAACGACATCGCGTCGGACCGATACAACCTCGTCGGCACCGGCCGGAAGTCGCGCCAGCTCTTCCAGGGCGTCCGCAAGATCACCGGCAAACTGGACGTCGAGTACGACGCGACGACCTTCCGCGATGCGGTCATCAATGACACCCCAATGGCGCTCATCCTGACCTGGTCTGCCGGTGCGCTGTCCACCGGTCTGGAAACGCTCCAGGTGGTCATCCCGGAGATCAAGCTCGACTCCGAGATGCCCAAGACGAACGGCGGCCAGCTCGTCAAGCAGTCCCTCTCGTTCCAGGGCCTCGACAACCTGAGCGCCGCACAGCCCATGTGGGTGGTCATGCGCACGGCCGACTCGGCGCTGTAGTGGCTGTGCGCCAGGGCGGTGCGTCGGCTGGGCTCACGGTCGAGGTCGACACGAAGGACTTCCGTACCCTGTTCTCCCGCTCGTCGCAGGTGGAGCCGAAGCTGCGGACCGCGTTGCGGCGCAACATCCGTGACGCGGCGAAGGGGGTCGCCGAGGAGGTCAAGGCCGAGGCGATGGGCCAAGGGGTCACGTCCGCGCGGCGGGCCCGCTCCAGAGGGCTGCGGGCCAGCATCGCGGCGTCGGTCAAAGTCGGCATCCTCACGGGTGCGTCTCGTCAGGGAGTGCGGATCACGGAGGGGGCGCCGATGGGCGCCGCGTGGCAGGCCGACCGCGGGTGGCGACACCCGGTGTTCGGCAGCCGCTCCGCGTGGGCACGGCAGGTCGGGCGCCCCGGCTACTTCTACCGGACCATTGGCGCCGGAGCCCCGCGCGTGCGCTCGGCCGTCGAGGACGCCATGAACGAAGCCGTCAAGTCACTGGAGGGCAAGTCGTGAGCGCGATCGCGTTCAAGCTCAAAGGCAAGCGATACCCGGTCGTCCAGCTCGCGGACGCCCCGCTCCGGGACATCATCGCGTTCAACGCCGAGGGTGCCGGGGTCACGTGGGGTCAGCTCATGGACGACGCGTCGTCCATGCAGAAAGGCATCGCCGACGGCACGCTCACCGAGGCGGACATCCCCAAGCAGTCGGTCACCTTCCTGACGGTCGCGGCAACCGTGTGGTTGGGGTTGCGTGCGGCCGGCGAGCAGGTCGCGTTCCTCGACTCGCTGGACTACGCGCTGACGGATATCGAGTGGGTGCCGCCCGCCGTCTCCGCACCGCAGGACCACAAGGGCCCTCAGAAGCCCCGAGCAACCCGCAAGGGTTCCGCTCGGGGCTGAGTCGCCGTCGCGGCTCGGGCCGTGACCCGCTGGTTGCGCGGTTGCTTGACGACGTGGACGGGGAGGTCCGGTCGCGGGTGGCGGTCGTCTGCCACGTGTGGCCGGGCATCACGCCAATGACGTTGCGAGACATGGCGTTTAGCGACTGGGTCGTGATCGCAGCGTCGGCCGATGAGTGGGTGAAGAACCGGAAGGAGGCGGCGGCTCGTGGGTGACGTGAAGATGAGCTTCCTCCTCTACGGGGAGGACCGGACCGCCACCCGGACGCTGCGCAACCTCGGCACCGAGGCGGGTGTCACCGGCTCGCGGCTGGAGGGTTTGGGCTCCAAGGCCGGCGCAGCGCTCGGCGTGCTGAGTGGAGCTGCTGCCGCCGCTGCCGTCGCTGGCGTGGTCGCCGTCGGCGCAGGCGTGGCGCAGGGCGTCAAGGACGCTGGCGACTACGAGACGCTGGCGAACAAGACCGCCGCCGCACTGGAGTCGACGGGCAACGCTGCGCGGCAGTCGGTCGGCGCCATTCAGGACCGCGCGTCGATGCTGGAGTCGATGTCGGGCGTGGACGAGACGGCCATCATCAACGGGCAGAACCTCCTGCTGACGTTCACCAACATCAAGGACGGGCTGGAGGAGGGCACCGACGTATTCGGCCAGGCCACCGCGGCGGCGCTGGACATGTCGGTGGCGATGGGCACTGACATGCAGTCCTCGGTGATCCAACTCGGCAAAGCGCTCAACGACCCGCTCAAGGGCATTACAGCCCTGACTCGTGCCGGCGTGTCGTTCACCGCGCAGCAGAAGGAGCAGATCGCCTCCCTCGTCAAGCATGGCGACACGCTCGGCGCTCAACGCATCATCCTCGCGGAGTTGAACAAGGAGTTCGGCGGTGCTGCGCAGGCTGCGGGGGCTGGCTTCGAGGGATCGATGGCCCGGGCGAAGGATGCCGTGTCCGACGCGTTCCGAGCGGTCGGGACCGAACTGCTCCCCGTGCTGACCAAGCTCGCAGACTGGTTCGCCCGGGAGGGTATGCCCCGCATCGTCGCTTTCGCTCAGGATGCGTGGCCCAAGGTGCAGGCGGCGTTCGCGCTCGTATCCGACGTCATCACGAACCGGGTCATGCCGGTGGTCGGTAAGGTCGTCAGCTTCCTCATGGATACTGTCGTGCCCGCAGTGAGGGACTATCTCGGCAAGGCGCTCGACGGACTGCGGGGCGCGTGGGCCCTGGTGTCTGATGCCATCGAGGACCACCGTCCGCAACTCGAAGCTGTTGGCAAGCTGCTCGTCACGGTCGCCGGTTGGGTCATGGAGAACGTCGTTCCGGTGCTGGGCACGATCCTGCGGGAGACGTTCCGCACGCTCGGCGCGACGATCTCCATCGTCATCAACATCATCTCGTTCCTCGTCGACGCATTCCAGACGCTCGGCAAGTGGGGCACGTGGCTGTGGAACAACGCACTTGCCCCGGCTATCCGATTCATCCTCAACGGCTTCGCGTCGCTGACCAGCGCCATCGCCGCCGTACTCGACGCGCTCGGCAACATCCCCGGCTTCGAGTGGGCCAAGAGTGCCGCGGACAAGATGCACAGTGCCGCGGACAAGGCCCGTGACCTGGCGACCAGCATCCACGCGATACCCCCTGACGTGCCGATCGCGGTTCGGTTCGACGCGAGTTACACGCAGGCGTTCGCAACGGCGATGAACGCGCTCAACTCATCGCGCAAGCTCGCCGCGCCCGGCTACAACGCGGCCGGTACAGCGTCCTGGCGCGGTGGCCTGACGTGGGTCGGTGAGCAGGGGCCTGAGTTGGTCAGCCTGCCCGCCGGTACGCGCATCTGGTCCAATGCACAGTCCGTCGCCATGGCGGCCGGCGGATCGGGTGTCCGTGGCGGTGACGGGGCGGCGCTCCAGCCCATCGTCGTACAACTCGACGGGCGGACCATTCTCGAGGCGACGGTCAAGGCCAACCGGCAGGCCGGGTATGTCCTGACGGCGAGGGCATGATGGGCGCCCCGGTCGTCAAGGTCGAGGTGGCATTCGCGAACAACGTCAACGACTCATCGCTGACGTGGACGGACATCACGGCATATGTGCGGGGGGAGACGCCCGCCGTCATCACGCGCGGCCGCTCCGACGACATGGGCACGACTCCGCCCGGCCGGATGTCCATCACCCTGGACAACACCGACGGCCGGTTCACCGTCGGCAATGCGGCATCCCCCTACTACCCGAACGTGTTGTCCGGCAAGCGGATTCGCCTGTCGGTCACCCCTCCCGCAGGTGGCACGTCCTACCGGTTCACAGGGTTCATCGATGGCTGGCCGACGTCATGGCCACGCGGCAGTGAGACGCAAACGATCTGCGAGATCACGGCGCTCGACCGGATGGACCGCCTGTCTCGCGCCCAACTCGGCTCCGTCGTGACTGAGGCGTTGAAGCTCGACGGCCCGGTCGCGTACTGGCCGCTCACTGAGGCGGCCGGGGCCGTATCCGCTGGGGATATCTCCAACGGCGGGAATCAGTCTCTGGCGCAAGGCTATTGGGGTGCAGGCGGGGTCGTGGAATTCGGTGGCGCCACGGGCCCCGGGACGGACTCCGCGTCCTGCGTGTCGTTCGCGCCCGCGCGGACCTATGCGTCGGGGACTGTGACGCTCGGATTCGGCTACTTGGCCGCTCCTCTGGCGACGCCGATCGTCGGCGCGTCGACCGGGTGGACGCTCCACATGTCCGTGCGGGCTACGTGGGACACGATTCAGGATTCGGGCGGCCTCAGCCACACCGAGGACGGGTCGCAGGCCATCGCGCTTCTCACCACAGCCGGCGACTCGGGCGTTGAGGTCGGCTCGTCGACCTCTCAGTCTGCCCTGCGCATACGGCAGCCGAAGGACGAGCTGGGTGGGCCGCTCCCTGGTGACCCGACCACCATGTCGTCGGGCCTCAACGATCAGCGGACCCACTCGCTCGTCGTCACCTATGGGTCGAGCACGCTCACCGTCTACCTCGGCGGGGTGCAGGTCGGCACGGCGAGCCCGGTCAACATGCCGGCGATCACGGGCATTATCGTCGGCGGCTCCACCTGGCGGCTGTGGGGATTCCGCGGGGCCATCGCCCACGTCGCCCTCTTCGACAAGGTCGTCTCCCTCGCTCGCATCCAGTCGTGGGCGTCCGCCGTGACGGACGGGTGGACAGGCGAGACGTCCTCGACCCGCATCGGGCGCTACCTCGATTTCGCGGGCGTGCCCGCCGCGGATCGCAACCTCGAAACCGGCCTGCTGACGTGCGGCCACCTCGACTCGACCGGGCAGTCGGTCGCCGGGGTGATGGCCCAAATCGCTGACTCCGAGCCCGGTCGGCTGTTCGTCGACGGCCAGGGACGGGTCACGTTCCACAACCGACAGCACCGTCTCGGACGAGCCCCCACCTTCACTGCCCCCGACGCGCAAACCGTCGGCGGGGACATCAGGTGGGAGCACGACCAAACCCAACTCGTCAACGACGTCACGGCGAGTCGCTCCGGGGGCGGCTCGGTCAGGGCCGTGGACGCGGCCTCCGTTGCGGCATACGGCACGTATTCGGAGTCAGTGACCGTCACGGCAGACAGCGACACGCAGGTTGCCTACCAGGCGGCGTGGCGGGCCACCCGCAACTCCACGCCGACCCCACGCGTCAAGCGCGTTCCGGTCGACCTGCTCACCTCTCCCGACTCGACGGTCAACGGTGTCCTTGCGCTCGACTTGGGCGACACCCTGGCCCTCACCGGCCTGCCGTCGCAGTCCCCGACGACGGCGCCGTACCTGTGCGTCGAGGGCATCACCGAGCAGATCGGCGTGGCCGAGTGGTCGTGGGAGGCGTCGACGAGCCCAGCCGCGTGGCCGACGACCGCGTGGATTCTCGAGGACGCCACGGCCGGGTATATCGACTCCACGTTCGTCCTGACCGACTACTGCCCGGGGTATCTCATCCTCAACACGACACCCGCCACGTGGTCTGTCGGTGAGAAGCCGACCGCCACGAAGATGAACACCGAGATTCGTGACGCACTCACGAACCTCCAGGCGGCCTGGACCGCGTACACGCCCGCATGGACGGCGGCCACGACGAATCCGACGATCGGAAACGGGACCCTCACGGGCAGCTACACCCGAACCGGCAAGTCGGTCCTGTGGCGCATCACGCTCGTCCCCGGCTCGACCACCACGTTCGGCACGGGCGCCTACTCGCTCTCGCTCCCCCTGGCCCCACTCGTCGGCGGCTACATGGGCGGCGCGCTCTTGCTCGGCTCTCGGTGGTGGATCGGCGGATGCGTGACCGCCACCTCGACCACGGTCAACGTCATCCTCCAGGACACCACTGCCGTGGCATGGAGCCCGACTGTCCCGTGGACTCTCGCGAGCGGAAACACCGTCTACCTCTCAGGCGTATACGAAGCCGCCTGACCAACTGAAGGGAAACCCTCATGGCCCTCACCCCTCAGGACACCCAGGCTGTCGCGGATGCCGTCTGGACCCGCATCATCGGCGCCGTCGACGGCGTCGGCCCCGCCTCGGCGGAGGACTGGCTGCGCTCGACCCGCATCATCGTCGGCGGCACGTCCGGCACGACGCAGACCGTCCTCGGCCGCCTCGACTATGCCGCGCTCGGCCAGCTCATTGCCGATTCGCTGGCCAAGGCGATCCTCAACGAGCCCCCCATCCGTCCCTGACTGTGACCCCGCTCGCCGCGCTCGTCGAGGAGATGCGCGCTCGCGCCCTGGGCGAGTACGCCCGAGGCCGCCCCGAGCTGGCCGAGGCGTGGAACGAAGCTGCGGCCTTGGTCAAGGAACGGTTGGAGGACGACTGATGGGTGGCGCACCGATGTGGCGGGGAGTCCCCGTCTGTACGTGTATGCCGGAGATGCTCGACGATCTCGCCGCCGGCACTCCGACACTGCCGACCATCACCCCCGTTCAGGGGTCGTGGTCGATCCCGAGCAAGGACTCCGCGTCCGCGCTGACCCACACGGGCGGCGGGGCGATGGACGTCAGCATCTCGGGGTGGACTGCCGCACAGGTGTGGGCGCTGCTCGAAGAGTGCCGTCGCCGCGGGTTCGTGGCCTGGCACCGCACGAGGGCGCAGGGGTTCGCCCCGCACGTGCACGCCGTCATGGACGGGTGCCCGCACCTGTCCGGCCTCAGTAACCCGGTCCTCGGCACCGCCGCGTGGCAGGTGCGCGAGTACCACGCCGGACGCAACGGCCTCGCCGGCCGTGGCCCCGACGACGGACCCCGAGACCACGTCGGCGTGACGTGGTGGACCCACCAGCAGCAGGAGGCAGACATGGCCATCTCCGCGCAGGACCTCGACGCGATCCGCGACGCGGTCTGGAACAAGATCTTCACCCAAGACCCGTGGCCTCAGGGCGTCACCGCGACCGACCTGATCGTCGGCACGCGGCGAACCGTCGGGGACGTCTACAACGCGGTCGCCAAGTTGCCCGCCGGAACCACGGACCCGGCCGCCATCGCCGACGAGCTGCGCAAGTCCCTCGGCGACTCCCTCGCGGCCGACGTGGTCGCCGCGATGGGCGCGAAGCTCACGCAGGGCTGACCCGTGCGCCTGGGGGGGTTGCTCGGTATCGACCCGCACGACGTGGAGGAAGAAGTGCTCGCATGGATCGGCCTCGTCGGCGCCGTCACGGCCGCGATCATCATCGTTGCCCGCAAGACGTCCACGGAGCTGGCCCGGTGGCTCCAGGACCGTGCTGACGCGCGGGTCGCCGAGCTGGAGAAGACCGTGGCGGGGTTGCGTGCCGACCTCACCGCGCTGCGGGACGAGGTGGAGCGCGCGCGGGAGGAGATGCGCGCGCGGGACACCGCCATCGTCAAGCACCTGAGCTGGGATCACCAGATGATCACCCTGCTCGCGGCGTCCGGCCACCAGGACATCCCCGAGCCTCCGCCGCTCTACCCGGACCAGGCCGGCTGATGGACGGCTGGCTGTTCGCGTCGGTCGTCGCCGCCGCATGCGCGCTCTCCTACATCCCCGACGCGCTGCGGTGGATCACCAGCCGCGCGCGTCGCATCGGCGCATCTATCGACCGGGCCAACCGGTCCCAACGGGAGGACTGACTATGGACCGCGTCCTGCGATTCAAGCCCGGCCGCACCGTCGCACAGACCGCCGCCGCCCTCCTCGGCGCGAACGGGCTCGGCCTGCTCGACGTCGACTGGACAGCCGCCGCGTCCGTCTCCGGAATGGCCGGCCTGCTGTCCGCCCTCACCATCTGGGCGCAGGGCCAGACGTGGCTCGCCGAGCCGCGCGAGGCACGGCCGTGATCCGCTGGCTGTCCGACCTCATCGCCCTATACGGGGCATGGACCTGCGAATTCCGCAAGCTCCACCCGTCGTCGTACCCCTGACCCAATCCCCCCTCAGCCCCTCGGATGCTCCGGGGGGCTTCGTCATGCCCCCTGAGGAGCAACCGTGGCCTTCACCTTCGCCAACCGTGGCCTGTACTACCTGCTCAACACGGCCATCTCCGGCTCGACGGACCTTCGCGCGGCCGTCTTCAAGACGGCCGCTCCCGCGGTCGGCACAGTGCGGGATTGGAACTTCCTCTCGGACGTGACCGCCGCCGCGACCGAGGCGGCTGCGTCGGGCTACGCGCGGGCCGACCTGGCGGGCGTGACACTCGCCGAGGACGACACCAACGACAAGGCGACCCTCGTCGCGACGGCGCCGACCTGGACGTCGGTGGCGGCCGGGGAGACGTGGTACTTCGTCGCCTACTACATCGAGGGCGCGAGCGACGCCGCGCGGACGCTCATCGGCATCGATGCCCCGGCGTCCACGCAGGTGACCAACGGCGGCAACATCACCGGACCCGCGCTGAGCGTGAACATCACGGGTAGCTGACGTGACCGACTTCGGCACCCCGGCAACGACGGGGCAAGCGCTCTCCGTCGCGCACATCGAGCACCACAACGGGCTCGCGGCCGGGCTGTACGTCGTCAACACGCAGTCCGTCGCAACGTCGTACACCATCCCGCTCGGGGCGGCGCACAAGCTGACGATGACGGGCAACACGTTCACGTTCACGGCGCCGACGACGTCCTCTCTTGGGACGGTCAGCCACTCGTTCATCGTCCACCTGTCCGGCGCCTACGCCCCCACGTGGCCGGGCGCGGTGAAGTGGGACTCCGGCGCCGCTCCCACGTACACGTCGCCCGCGGTCTACGTGTTCACGACGTTCGACAGCGGGACGACGTGGTTTGGCTCGCAGGTCGGTAAGGGCTTCGCGTGAGCGTCGCGCTCCGGCAGGCATCGGCCAAGGCGCCCGCCGCCGCGTCCGTGCGCACCTACCGAGTCCGCCGCGCCAACCTCACCCCGAGCCAGGACCGCAGCGACGTCGTCGCCTGCCGCCTGTGGGTGACGGTCGAATGGCCGTCGGCGCAACCCGGGTATGCCGTCACCACTCTGACGTAATCCGTTCCCCCGCAACACCTTTCGCCTCAGGAGGCACCCCATGGCCCTGCGCATCCCCACCGCGACCCGCGACGCCCTCGCCCAGCAGGTGCAGGTGCTCGCCGACGCCGGCTCCGGCCCGGCCGTCCTCGAGATCCGATCCGGCACCCAGCCGGCCACCGGCAACGACACCGCGACCGGCACCCTCCTGGCCACCGTGACCCTCGGCGACCCGTCGTTCGGGACCGCGAGCACGGGCACGATCTCGGCCGCCGACCCCGCGGCCGTCAACCCCACCACCAACGGCACCGCGGGCTGGTTCCGGGTCAAGGACTCCACCGGCGCCAGCGTCTACGACGGCGCGGTCACCGCGACCGGCGGCGGCGGCGAGCTCGAGCTGTCCAACACGACGCTGGTGGCCACGCCCACCCCGGTGCCGGTGGACATCACCGCGCTCACGGTCACCATGCCGGCGTCCTGACCCCGGCCATGGCGCACTCCGAATACACGTGGGTCGACGGGCCCGGGGGCGGGACCCCGATCGTCGCGACGCGCCTCCATGCCCTCGAGCGGGCGAGCTCCGATCTGCGCTGGCTCGTGCCCTCGGGCATGACGTCCGTCGACGAGTTCGACGACGACGCCATCGGCGGGTCGTGGGTCCAGGCCGACGGGACGGGGGCCGCCTCCGGCAACGTGGCGTGGGCCGAGCTCGGCGACTGCCTGTCAGTGCGGCTCGCGGGGGGCGACACGGCGGGGCGCTTCCACGCGCTGGTTATCCCGATCGACGCCATGTCTGTCGGCGACGGCTTCGTCACGTGCATGACGATGATGGCACCGCCCGCGACCGACCACGCAATGGGTGGCCTGGTCCTGTCGGACACCGCCACCTACGGCGGCGGCAACCAGGTGCTCACCCTCAACCACACGTCATCCGGTGGGGCAGGGATCCAATACAACGACTGCTACGGATCGTCCGGTTTCTCCGTCGACTCTGGCGGCGCGGGACCCAACAGCCATGCCGGAGCCCCAACGTGGCTGCGCCTGGCCCTGATCGCCGCCAACACCTGGCGGCAGGACGTCAGCCCAAATGGCGTGCACTGGCTCACGGGACCCACCGTGTCCAAGACCGTGACTCCGACGCACGTCGGGCTGCTGGCCACGTCATACGGGTCGGCGACGAAGTCGGTCATCTCCTATGAGTTCCTTCGCCGCGTCTCCGGCGTGAGCTGACCTCCCGATGGCCCTCTACCCCGGGTCGACGACCTACCCCGGGTCGGCGACCTACCCCGACGCGTCGACGTCGACGACGGGCACCTCGACCGTCACCCTGCCGCACCTCACCGGCAGCGGCGCCGGCCTGGTCCCCGTCGAGGGTCACTCGACCATCGTCCTGCCCCACCTGACCGGGGCGGGCACCGCGGTCACCTACGTCATCGGCCAATCCGCCGTCACCCTGCCCCACCTGACCGGGGCTGGCTCGGCCCTCACCAGCGACCGCGTCACCGGCGACGCCCACGTCACCCTGCCGCACCTGACCGGCGCAGGGTATGCCGTCACGTCGCGCGTCGACGGCACGTCAACGGTCGTGCTGCCCGTCCTCACCGGCCACGGCGCGGGGACCGTCCCCAGCACGTGGACCGGGACGACGACGGCAATCACGGTCGGCGCCACGTCGGGCGCCTGGACCGCAGGTGACGCCGCGTGGCTCGGCTCGATCGGGGTCGTCCTCGTCGCGGGCGTCTCGGGGGCCTTCTACACCGAGTCCACCCCCGACCCGCACCGCATGGCTCGCGTCCCGGCCGAGACGCGGCTCCTCACCATCCCCGCCGAGACGCGCACGGCCACTGTCCCCGCAGAGTCCCGCACCCTCATAGGAGCCTGCCCATGAGCTACGTCGAGCCGACGTTCCTTCACGACCCGAACGCGAACCTCGACTACTCGTGGTCGTGGGTCGACTGGCTCGCGGACGGGGAGACCATCACGAGCTCGACGGTCACCGTCGAGACGACGGGGCTCACCCTCGGCGCGAAGACGAGCGCGGCCGGCGTGGTCACGCAGTGGGTGTCCGGCGGCACGGCCGGGGTCGCCTACCGGATGACCTGCCACGTCACGACGAGCGCGGGTCGCCAGGACGAGCGGTCCATGCGCCTGCGTTGCGTCGACCGCTGAGAGGAGGCGAACATGCTCGGCTTCCACCTGTGGGACCCCAAGGGCTGACCCACGCTCACAACGATGCGCCCCCCGACTTGGACCTACAGGTCCGAGCGGGGGGCGCTTTCGTGCGTTGGGGGCGACCCTCCCACAGGCGCCGGGTCCCATGTCCCCGGTCTCTGCCGGACTATCCCGGCTGGGTGCGGACTTTGCCGTGGTGCGATCGGGCCACGCGTTCAGGGTACCTGTTCGCACAGGGGGGGCGCGCTAGCCGACCACCCACATCCCGACCATGCCCGAGTCGTTCGAGTACCGGACCTTCGCGACAGACACGCCCGTGTTTACCTCGCCGAGCATCCACCCCTTCGCGCAGTCACCGACGTTGAACACCTCGTCCCCGCCGAAGGGATACTGCGGCTTGGGGAAGTCACCCCACGTGCTCGATGACATCGGGTAGCGGCCGCCATCGCTGCCGATCATGCTCCACGGTCCCCACGACAGGGAGGATTGCGGCGTTTCGGAGGGAAGGTTGTCGATACACACCTCGACGAGCACGCCAACCCATCGCGTCCCCGCCGCGTTGCCTCGCGCCTTCACGTCCTTGACCTCGTGCACAGTGGCTCGGAGCTTCGAGCCGTCACTGCCGACCAGGGTCACGGTTGCGCCAGCCTTGGGCGAGGGCGGCGCGGAAGGGGTTTGGGTGGGGAGTGGAGCCGAAGCGCTCGGCGGGGCGGACGTGACCACCTGGGACGCGACCACCTGGGTGGCCGTTCCACTCGCGCCCGCCGATCCCGACGAGCATCCGGCGAGTGCGATGACGATGGCGGCGAGTGCGAGCTTCATGGGACCTCCCCTGTGTTGGTGGGACCAGCGTGGCACGGACGGGGTGGGGGCACGCGGCGAACCGTGACCGATAAGGTAGATTATTGACCTCATGCCCTAAAGTTACGCCCATGACTACCCTCCTCTTCGACATAGACCGACCCGCGTACAGC